TCGCAGAAGTCTGGATAATCAGAGGGATCTATGCCCTCGATCTCCACCGATTTTATTATCGCACTATCTAGTATCATGATCCTGTGCACTCCTCCATGTATCTCTCAATGGCACCATCGTACTGCCTGTCGATGATCTCTTGACGTGCTGCCTCCTCGATTTCATCGCATATCTTAGGGTCTAGTACGCACGATAGCTCCTGAACAGAGCCAACGAGCCATACTCCGTCCATGTATATCTCTTGTGGATTGTCTCCATCTATGCTGACATCGAAGCGTACGTCTTCTACTTTTACTTCTATTGTATTATTTGGTTTCATAATTATACTGTGTTGTTGCACTCTCCTGGCGAGCAGATGTCGTAGATTCTAGCGGATAAGCTGGTGATATCATCAGCAGCGTCATTGTAGGCGTAAGATAATCCCTCGGATTTGGCATCCTCCATATCTAACGGGAGTTGTTCCCGCTGTATGTGCTGGATGTCTACGTGCAGATCCTTCAGTAGCATATGCGTGTGACGTTCCTCTGTCATCGCTGCTATGCGGTTAATCTCCATTGCTAGAGAGTTTAGTGCTTTTTGTGTGTGCTTCATGTCTTAATCCTCCTATGCTTTTGATACGAACGGGAACTGTACAGGGCGTACTGCTCCCTTAGTGATTGCAAGTACGGTAGCCCTGCCATTAGCTGGCTCGCCCTTGCCTATGTAAATAGCAGCAAGTTTAGCTGCTGTTTTGTGTAACTTTACTGTGATCTTATCTCCGAACTTCATATTATTTTGTATGTTTTCCATTTTTCTTTTTACATTTTTACTGTTCATGTCCCCAAAACCCTTCGGGCCTGTACATACGACCTTCGTAATGATTCCTTGGATCGTAATAGCCTGTCGTGGCATTTGGATAGTGGGCCAAGGCTTCTGCCTCGTTACTATAAATTTCTATAAACGTCTTTCGATCTTGTCCCGAAAGCACTGAGCTGTTAGGGTATTTTCCAATTTCGTAAACGGCGACCTCGCCATCGTCTCTCTCTTCGATTGTGTATTGCATTTCCATTTCCTTTCTACATTTTTACTGCTTGAACGTGATACCGTGACACCAAGTCTCCAGTATCTAAATCCCTGTTGGCTTTGTTGCCAGCTACGTACTCACACCAAGTGTCCCACCAGTACTCGCTACCCCTCTCTTGACAGAACGTCACGTATCGCACGATCTTCTTACGCCTAGTCTTAGGTTTCAGGGTCTTGGGTAAGCTGGTGAAAGCTGCTGTCTTTCCTGCCCTCTTAAGATTGTGGCTGTCAAGACACGCCACATTGAATCCTAGCATCTGTGCTACGAATGACGCTTTTGCTAGCCCTAGATTTGGCACTGTCTCCAATAGATCTACCGCATCACAGACCGTTTCTAGGTCATCGTCTGGACACTCTCGCAAAGCTACAAGCTTACTCCAGAGTCTCTCTCTGTGCTTCATTGCGTATTGCAATCCCTCTCGCTTCTTTCCCCAAAGGAATCTCGAAGGGAATCCTACCTTCGCAATATCCTTGCGTTGAAGCTTGATCGTGCTGAGTCCAGCTTGAATTGAACACAGCGTGAACTCGATCACGTCTACTAATCCCGCTGGGCTGGATAACGCATACTCTTCTATTTCTTTTTGGTCTCTCTTATACATAATTCAAGTTGCTCTAATCTCTCTTTTATTCTTTTACCGTATCTCAACGAAGACATAAACAGAACGTCTGTGTTTCCGCTGTACTCCTTTGCATCGAAGAAAGCTTTCGCTGCCTCGAGTGGGCTTATCTTGTCTTTCATATTTACTTCTCTACTATTTTTATGTCTCTGCCTGATTCAACATTACCTTCTCGATTGAGAATTGCTAGGGTTACCTTGTCTTCCATATCTTGGAAGCTGTCAATTGTTTTTTGAAGATCCCCAATTTTCTCTCTAATCATAGAGAATTCCGCAGTTACGAAATCGTGCAATCGTGCCTCGATATCGGACGTCATGTCGTGAAGCGTAAGGATCTTACGCCTGTTTTTATCTACTTCCATATTTCAACTTTCTATACTTTTTACTTTGTTAATGTAACTAGCAATTTCCTCTGCTGTTACCCATCCTTTTACTTGATCGCCCCATTCTTCGTTGATTACTGAGGGATCAGTCAAGTGTTCTCCTTTCAGTATTGCAATTTCTGCTGTGTTTTTACCGCAATACGCTCTTTCGTGCTTGATTACGCTTATCCCGTAACCATTTTCAAATGCTAATCGAAAGCCTCTTTCTGTCATCTCAATCATGCTTGCGTTACCTTTCTAAGCCTATCGTAACGAATCATCACTTGCTCTTTCGTGTCTCTTATCGAGCAAGGTTTTCCATCGTAAGGTGAAAAGAAGTCATTGATTATGAAATCTTTACCCGCTTTCCAATCAGCTTTCGCTGCCTTGGCGCTTTTATAATCCCTACCATATGCTGGTGTTACTGTCATTTGTTTTCCTTTCGTTGCTGTTTACAGTACATATGAAACCATTTCATACATTTTACTGTCTCTAAAGATTGTCACGTGTAAACCCTTCTTTGTATTTCTACCTTTCAAAGAATCGATGTCGAATGAACGAGACCAGCTTTCACCAATTCTCATTCCACCAGTGAAGAGGAAATTTTCCAACTCAAGGCTAACCAATTTCCTTTGGGCGTTGTCGATCATTAGTTGATCAATCGCTCCCCAAAGGGTTTCAAAATGGCTATTCACTTTCTTCCCCCCATTCCTTTGCGAATTGCTCGCACTCCTCAAGGGTACCAGTCCCGCGAAAAGTGTAATAATAAAATGCTCCTCTTCCAATCGTTGCCCAATCGGTAGCGTTGGCATCGTTTGCGAACGGGCCAAAGATTTCAATCTCTTCCCCCTCGGGAGTTTGGTAGCTCAAAAGAGCGTACGTGTTTTTGTTTTTGTTTTTAGGCATAGAGGAGCAACCTAAGCAAAGCAAATACACTCTGCTCGGTTGCTCTTAATGCTAAAAAGTAAACACTTTAAAAGCGTAAACCGCTCGCAACTTATCCGCCTTTCGCTTTCGGAATCAGTATTGAGAGAATTCGCTTTAATAACTCTATTAAAGCCAACCCCTAACACTCCCTTGTAAATTCAGCTTGTCAGACTTGTCACAATAAGAGCACGGCTCAATTCCCCTCGCAAGTTAGGAGCCGTTTCGAGATATATCTTTCTCGCGTTTCGAGGATTTCCAGTCAATCCACAAGCTCCGCTTTCGCGGTATCTTAACGCTGTTTTGAAGGCTAAGACCCGCCTTAAGTTTAGGAACCCGCCCTTGCGATTCGTTCCAAGTGACACTCCCTTTTGCAAGGGCATATCCGCTTAAGACAAAACCACTAAGAGAGACCTAAAAAGCAGAGTCAAGCGATTTTTTCGAAAAAGTGAAAAAAAATTTTGGCATCACCATTTGACAAAATTTTGCCCATATGGTATACTTGAAAAACAAAGTCAAGCGAAAAAGTGAAAAATCGTTTTCAAGACTTTTAGATAGTAGGATACCAATAGAGGAGCAAAGTGGATTTAAAGGCTATCTGATAGCCTAAAAAGGGTATTCAAAGGAAACCACTAAAAGAGAGTAGAATATATTCGCAAATGAGAAATAAAAGCTTGACTCGATGAGAGAATCTGATATTTGCAAGACCGACGAAAAAAAGTTGAAAAAAAAGCTTGACAAGTTAAAAGCGTTATGCTATAATCCGACCAGGGGGGAGGGGGTTATCTAGCGATTCGCGTCGCACGTGTATTATCATAAACTACCCCTTTAAAAATTGTTGCACTCAAGGGGTTTATGGTATTTATTGCTTGACATAATTGTTTAAATATGCAATAAGAATAATGTGCAGCAAGAATTAATCAAGGAAAAGCTTTTATCTGACATAGATACAAAGATCAAAGAGTTCGTTAAGAGTTCTGAGCTTGATGGTGTTAAGGCATTAGAAAGATATGATCCTAAAAAAGCAGCTAAGATATTGTTCCTTAGTGCTAGTGGTAAGACTCAGACTCAGTTAGTACGTAAGTACGGGTTTAAGAGGAATACTATTGTTAGGGTAC